CCAATGATGCGGTCATAAAAGATGTTGAGCGCCACATGCTTGCTGTAACTGCGGGTGTTCAGGTGAACACTGTGCGTGACATCACGGGCTAGGAATAAGATTCCGATAAAGTCTGCGGCTTTCATTGTGGCATTCCTTGTGGGGGCATCATTTGTTGTTCTTCAGGACTTTCATCGCGAATCATTGGAACCATCGCCATTTGCGACTCCATAGCCGCCGCAACCACGCCCATGGCGATGTCTTGAATCTGTTCTTCAGTCATACCGGCCTGAACCGCAGCAATGCGCTTGGTTTCAGCATCGTATGCCTTGATCTGAGTCTCAAACTCTTTGCGCTCCAAGTCCTGCATCTCGATTGATTTGCCGACATTCTGGATCATCTGGTGCATCTGCTCCATCTCAGCGCCCATCGCCTGAATCTGTTGCTGTGCAGCCTGCAATGCTGGGTCTTCGTTGCCATCTGCCAAGAATTTGGGATCAATCGTCTTGGCAAAGCGCTTGGCCATCTCTTGTGCGCCAGGCCAGTCCATGTTCTTCACAAACAAGTCACCAGCCACAGACCACAGTTGTGGGTTGCCCTGCAACAGCTGCGCCATCGCTTCCAAGGCCGCTTGGCGCTTGGTTGCGTAGCCTGGGCCAGTTGTGGCCACCACATCGTACTTGCCAACGCCAGGGTTGTAGATTTTCTCAATCACAATACCCTGCTCGTTGACAATCTTGTTGACGGGTTGAGGCTGGTCAGGGTTGATCTTGACCATCTTAGTCTCGCCGTCTTCACCAATGATGCGAGCAATACGCTGAGTGTCGTAAATCTTGGGGATTAAGTCCACCAACTGACGAGCCACATGGCGCACGGCGCGGGTCAAGTTGTCGCCGTAGTGGTAAGTACCGACATCACCCTCACGTTGGCGGGCCAAAATGGCTTTACCAGAGCGTTCGTTGCTTCCCATGCCCAAAGAGGCGTTATATTGACCAGTTGTGGACTTGATGTCTTCAGATGCGCCAGCTTTGGCCTGCAATAGGCCCGTGGAGGCCATTGGTGGCTGGGCACGCTGGGGTAGTGGCAACACTGCACCTTGGCCGTCTGTAACGTCTGGATTGACCTCCAGATATGGCCAGTTGTTTGTGTTGGCGGTCTTCCACTTATCTTCGTAGCCCTCGAACTGGCCACCGTAGCCAATGAACGGAGCCTTGGGGGCCAGAGCCAGCATCTCAGCTTCTTGGCTGACCCAGTAGTTGTACATCCTTTGGGCATCTTTGGCGTTACGCACCAAACCAGACACATACAAACGGCCATCAACCTCAAATTCATTGCCAACAACACGAATCACAGGAATCCATTTGCCTGCCCACTCTTTTTCTTCGAGAATTTCGTAGCCGTTGATTTTGCAATACTTGACCCTTGGGCGCTCAGACATGCGTTTGTTGACTGGTTTGCCAAACATGTCTTTGAGCATCTTGTCTTCAGGCGTGCCTTCAAAGGCGGTCTGGTTGCCAGGGTACAAATTCAGCGTTGTCTTGTCGTAGTCAATGTAGTAGTAACCCGCAATACGCACTGTGTCTTCGTTCAGCCAGTTGCTGATCGACTGATCGCCCACACCAAGCGACTGGAGCGTAGAAATAGGCGCAGCATCGGGGTATTGGCGCTCATATTCTGCTTTTGTCAGGTCTTCGGTGATAAAACACCACTTGGCATCCGCGCCAGTGGGGTCTTGGATCAATGGATCCATGTAAACCGAAAAAGAGTTGCGAATACGGCCAATCTTGATGTCTTGATCAAACGTATTTTCTTCGCAATATTCGGTGTACAGCGTGATGTAACCTTCGCCATAAGCCACCTGATTCTCGCAGGCCGTGTCGTATGCCACGTCAGCGTCAGAAATGTACTCAATGTGGCGAATCATGCCGTTAAAAATGTCGGCCACTTCCACGTCAGCATCATCATCGACTGGGATAACCTTTGCGCCTGGGCGATTCTGACGCATGTCATTCGTCACTTGACGAACGTGCTGCGGCAGTTTGTTAATTGTCAGAGTTGGCCGTGCGTTAATGGTCTGGCCCTGCACCGCACCGCGAGTGGCCAAAACGTCAGCAGGCCACTGCCAATGATTGTCAGGCGAGCCAGCATAAAAGCGCAGATCGTCAATTTCATCTTCGCGGCTTTCAGCCAGCGCAGAAACGGCCATGTCCAACCGCGCACGGGCAGTTGTCAGAATGTCTGAGTCAGACTTAGGTGGTTTGCCGCCAGCAGCCACATTGGCTACTGCGACCATTCCTGTTGGATCAGCCATTATTTCTTCTTTGCAGGTTTAGCAGCTTCGCGCTTAACTGAATAAGCTATGGCCACGGCTTGCTTGACGGGTTTGCCAGATTTTACCTCAGCAGCCACGTTTTTGCGAAATGCTTCAGGTGATTTAGATTTAACAAGTGGCATCTTAATCCTCGGTGTGGAAAATGGCGTAATTCAATTTAACCGCCTCAGAATAGGCGTTATTGGTCACGTTTTTGATTTCTATCGTAAACGAGCCGTTAGCGATGGCTGAAATAAAAGCATTGTATGCGCCCAAAGTGCCGCCAGAAGCCACGCTAACCACCACCACATCTCTGGTGCTGACTGTGCTGCAATTAACCACAAACACTCCGCTGGCGCTAGGGGCCAGTTGTGATGATGCAGTGGTAATCTGGCCAGAAGGCGTGTTAAGTGTTACCGCTGTATTTTTATTGTTGGTTTGAGTTACTGTGCCAAAAGCAGCGGCTGCATAACCAATCGTGCCAGTAGTAACAATGTCGGTAGCCTTAACAATATCAGCATTGATAATGTTTTGGTCTTCGTATGCAACGCCAATAGGCTTGGTATTTGCCATGATTATTTCTTCTTCGCAGTTTTAGCAGACTCTTTAAAGTCTTTGGCGGTTGGGGCGTTTTTACTGCCAGGCTTGTTCATTTTTTCGCCAGAGCCTGCTTTGATGCGCTCTTGTTTGGCGTGGATATTGGCATAAAGGCCAGGCTTGGTTGCCATGATTTAACACTTCCATCGTTTAAGAGCTGCTTTAGCGCGTTCGCCATCCTTGGCGTTGGCCGCTACTGCACCCATTCTTGCACAAAATGAAGCCTTGCGCCCCTCATCTGCTTTAGTCTTAGGATTAGGCGCTGGCGCTTTTAAATTGCTACCAGTTTCTCGATTGTACTTTTCGCGGCCCTTCTCAGTCAAGCCAGCACCTTTGGACACCGGCAACTTCTCGCCTCGGCCAACAGACAACGACACACTTTTCTTTGTAGCCATCTAACTTCCCATCCATGAAGTTGCAACCGCACCGCGATCATTGTATGCGCGGGTTCTTTCCTTCGCAGTATATTCCCTGTGAGCCACGGGGAACGCAAACGTCACGCATATTGCATCAGCTGCGTCAGGAGATGCAAGGCCACGGGCCTTCATGTCCTTCTTTGACTCCAAAAATATAGTGCCCCTTGAATCTGGCTTGATCATAGGCGAAATTAAATCAGTTTTCAAGAACCTATCTTTAGGAATTGATGCACTGCGCAGCCATTCCTTCATTTTGCCCCACATTTCAGCGCGTTTATTGCCATACATGATGGGGTTTGCCGACTTATTGCCAAAGTTGACACCCTTAATCTTGTACCGCTGCTCTTTCAGGCGGTCAACAATGCCAGCGCCAAGCCCACCTTCGTCAATCACAACCAGTGCAGGCTTGAATTCCTCGATGGCCTCAATGATGTGGCCAACCACCGTCATGGTGTCATCACCTCGATGCCTGTCAATCCTCACAATGTCGCGGCCTTGCCTAATTGCAATCACCGTTGCGTCAGCGCCAAACCGTGCAGGGTCAACGCCAATGATGATTGGCGCTGTCTGATCCTTGTATTTCGGCCTGCTCATGGCCTCATCCACAATGTCAGCCGGAATAAACTGGTCATCACCCTCAGATGGGAACATGCCATAGACCTCAACGTGTGCCTGGCTTGAGTCTGGGCCGTATTCGTCAATGATGTTCTGATACACCGCCTTGTCAGTGCCTTCTACCGTTCTGGCATCCACCACCTTGCTTGTCCAGAAATCGCGCTTAGAGTTAAAGCACTCATAAAAGTAGCCAGTGTTTCGGCGTGGATTGGAAAACGCCAGCCAAAGGCGGTTCGGCGTGTTTTCCGTAAAGAAACCAGCCGTCACAGCCCAAATCGAGTCGTCAATACCGCTGGCCTCGTCAAAGATCACCATCACACCATCAAAGTTGTGGACACCAGCGTAAGCGTCAGGATTCTCTGCGCTCCAAAGGCGGCCCTCAACAGCCCAATAGCGTGTGCCTTTTTTCAGATCTTTTTCAACCAATTCAGTCAGCCATGCCGCAGGGGTGATCTTGGTGGCCGCCACCTCAAACCAGTGGCTGTTAATGCTCATGGCCAACCACTTTGTGATCTCGGCCCATGTCACCGCACGCAGCTGGGCTTCGCTGTTAGCCGAAATGATCGTTGTTGAGCCGATGCGGGTAGACAACATCCAGATAGTTAACCAGGACACGAGGGCAGACTTGCCGATACCACGGCCAGACGAGACGGCGTGCCGAAGGGTTTCAAAGTCTATGCGGCCTTGTTGGCGCTTGATGTGGGCAGTAATTTCACGCAGGACTTCGCGCTGCCATTTGCGTGGGCCTTTGAAGTTGGCCAGTGGCGTGTTCTCTTGGCCCCAAGGGAAAGCAAACAGCACAAAGGCTTCGGGATCGTCTGCGATGGCAGGCGTCCATAGCGTGGCCATCAGTTCCTGTTCGTCTTCGGGCTTGTAGATCGTGGTTTGCATTGCGCGATGTTAAACGAAAAAATAAAAAGAAAAAATATTAAAAATTGTTCGCGGGGCTACCGTTCCCGCGGCTCTTTCGCGCCGGCCCTACCCCCTCCCCCTCGGCCGGCTGGGCGGGCCGTGGGCGCTTGTCCACAGGGGTTTGTCCACAGTTGTCCACAGTTGTCTGTGCATAACTCAAACTGTAATGCTTGAGTAGTATTTTTTCTGTGGATAACTTAGGGTCAACTTAACATAATGGTCATTGTATAAAGTAGACGATGCTTTTTTGAGTGTTTTGTTGCTTTTTTTCCACTCAGGCGCGTGCGCGTAGTTAAAAACAATTTCTGCGAAAAGCGCCCAACCTTGCACCTTACGATTCTTTTATTTCAACATCAAGTACGTTGCTATCGTCTTTCAGCACACGTTGCTTTGCGTCTTTAAGCGCATCCATGACGCTGATTCGAGTGTCAGTGACAGTCATGTCAATACGATCACCGTAGACTTTTGGTTTGAGTTTTGAAGCCACCCACTTACGAGCATCAACTTGCATTCGTTTCTGTTGTACCCAAGCACTGGCCATCGGGCCTTCTAAACCATCTGGCATCTGTTCGTCAGCCAGCTCCAAGATTTCTTCAGCCAGGCGATCTGCACGATTCTCAATGGCTTTCTCGTACATCGCACGAAACTCAGGGTTGTTTTTAATCATAAGCATGACGGCATGGTACGAAGGCATACCTTCTGCCTTAATCGCCGTGCTTAGACTTTTGCCAATCGACATCTGCTCACAGATTGTTTGCCAGCATGGATTATCAATGCCAAAGACTGTCGGCCTGCCTACAGATCGTTTTTGCACTGTCATATCTGACGCCAAGTTTTTAGTCACTTGTAAACTCCTAAAAAAAGAAGGGTACTCACGCCAATGGCGCTTTCCCCAAAAGTGCGGCAACTGCATGTAGCGCACATCATCATGTTATCACTTCGATCTCAACCTTGTAAACATTCGGGCCGCCTGACCTTTGGTTGTACTGCCACTCGATCATCGAGCTGCCGTCATCAATGCCAAGCCAGTCAGAAACGCCGTCTCTCACCGCTTTAAACGCCGACTGAAGATTATCCCCATCCAAGCGCCTTGGAGCCACCCTAGTCAACACCACAGTCACCGGCAATACCTCAACCCCAAAAGACTGCGCAACAGCCGCCAAGGCGTTCTTAGTCTTTTGCCTTTGGGTTTTAACCAACCGTGCTTTAGCCGCCCAATGCAACCGCATGTTGGCCACACTGACAATCTTCATGTCCATTTCAACTTCAATCATGTCCATGCCTCAAACCTTTCCAAACCACAACCTTACCCCTGTCCAAAGTACGGATGTACCGAACCCCTTTTTGTACCGAACCTGAACGTATCTATAGATACGTTCGGTACGTTTCGGTACACCAGAGGAGGGGTCATTCGGTACATTTCGGTACATTTCGGTACACTTCGGTACATGGTTCGGTACATTTTGCATGTACCGATGTACCGAATTCGGTACATTTCGGTACGCCTCGGTACATTTTGAATGTAACTGAGTTACCATTTCGGTACATTTCGGTACAAGTCCATTGTAACTTTGTTTCAAACCGCCTCATTTGTCTCTTGTTTCGGTATGGTTCGGTACATGCCGACGTTCTCCAATACCATCGATTTTTTCAGTAATGCGTCAATGCATTCCTTAAACCGGCGTGAATTGAGGCCATGTTCTTTGGCGCTTTCACGCCATTGATCGTAATCAACCATCGCAGCAAACCCCTCAATGCCGTCTGCGGCCCGCTTGGCTTCGATGGCCACCAGGCAATTTAACGCAATGCGCTGATTGCCTGACAGGATGACACGCTTTTGGATGTTATCCATCATTCCTGATATGTCGACAGAAGTCAGATATGCACCCTTGACTGGCATGCCGTGCTTGTCTTGGATGGGTAAATCGACTTGAGTGATCTGAAAGTTCTTAGGTGCAGGCATTTCTGCGTCCTTCATTTTCTTGGATTCAAACGCTATGGTTTTGGTTCCGCTATCTAGCTGGCATCGGTATTCCGCATCAAGCGCACCTTTCAAGGCTGTTGATCCACGGCTACGGTCTTTGTCAGCCACGCCAGAGTGATGCACCACCAAAACGCAGCAGTTCCACGGTTGGCGCAAGTAAGTATCCAAGTGCTGAATAAAGGCATTCATGTCTTGAGTGCTGTTTTCATCGCCGCCGTGGTTTCTCGCCAAGGTGTCAATGATGATCATGGATGGAATGGTTCCGGCCTGCGCAGAAAGCTCCTTAATGCTTTCGGCCACCACAGCAGCCTCAGTCGCGTCATATAACTGCGCCGCACGGTGGCTTTTGTACAGTGGCGCACCGTCCAAGGTCTGGCCGTTACCAATCTGCCATGCCTTGAAACGTCTGGCCAAGCCATTATGACCTTCGCCGGCAATGTAGAACACGCTGCCTTGCTTGACCTCATGGCCATGCCATGCACGGCCTGTGGCCACACAGCAGGCAATGTCGATTGACACGAAGGACTTACCACCGCCTGGATCACCAAACACTTGCGCCAGCGAGTCTGCCTCAATGTAGTCATCTACGATCCATTTGATCTGAGTAAGTTGCAGGCTGTCTGCCCTGCTGAACTCAAACGCCAGTTTGTCTTTCATTGGCCCAGCCACGCGCTCAATTTGCTCTTTGACGGCATCCAAACCTTGCAGGCAGTGAAGGTCATTGAAGTCTGTAGGCTTGTTGTCCACCATGTCTGAGTCTGAGAATGATGGGTACACAATCTCACCAAACACAAGTGCCGCAGCTGCTCTACCCTTAGTGACGCCAGGGTTGCCTTCGGTAAACTGGTCATTGTCTGCGCCAATCACAATCTTTGAGCCTGGGAACATCTCCTTGGCACTCTTGGCCACCTTGGCCAAGTTGCCACAGTCAAATGCCACCAGCACGGTATAGCCAGTCGCCTCATGGATAGACGCACAAGTGGCAAAGCCCTCGCCAATAAACACAATCTTCCGGTTACCGCGCAATTCGTAGAACCCGCCTTCAATCTTGCCGCCTTTGAGAAACCGTTTGTTGCCATCTGCATCAATGGTCTGGTAACTGAGGATTTCCCCTGCCTGGTTAATCACCGGCACAACCAGTCTGCCCGCCCTATCAATCTTGATCCCGTTGGCGCTGACGTGCTTCCTCACAAGGTAAGGATGGTCATTTGACGCATCAGCATACGTTCCAACCTCATCCTCTGCACGTTCGGCAGCCACCGCTTGCGACGCCAGTCTGTCTGCATCTTTCTTGGCCTTGACTTCTGCTACCCACTTGTCATGCTCAAAGCGCTCAGTAAACGACATGGTTCTGCCAGTGTCTGCCACCCACTTGGATTCAAACACTGGTTCTTTCCAACAGCCAGCAATGCCCACTGGCACTTTGCCACTGGTGTGCAAAATGTACCAACCATCAAGCGCACCCTTCTTGCTCGATACATGTGATACACGATGAATTTCACCGTCAGCAATGATCTGGTCTTTGATTAGCAACCCAGCAGCCTCGCAATGACGGCGAAACGCTTCTTCTGGGTTTATCAGGTCTTGGCTTTCTGTTGCGGCAGCAAAACCATTGGGGAAAATAGAAGTTAAATTGCTCATGTTGTTATTGTCTCTTGAATTCGTTTACCGATCCATGCCACAACTGGCACGGCCCAGGAATTACCCAATGCCTTGTACCGTGGCCCATCAGGCGACTCGGCAGCCTTGCGCCAAGGGATATTAGTGTAGCCATCGGGAAAGCCTTGCAGGCGCTCACATTCCGTTGGTGTCAGTCTGCGCACAGCCATAGATTGCATAACAGTTGGCCCACTGGCGTTCACGCTACTGCCCATAGTCCCCATAGTGCAAGCTATGTCGCCTGTGATGT